ACATGATCCTAGATACGAACGGTTGGCCAATGATGCCAACTATAGAGAACGCTGTTATGCAGGTACACACATTAAACATGAATGCCCGGGTTGGAAGCTTCCTCGAAGTTGACGTCCGTGGGTACATTATTCCAGGAACGGAGTATAAATTGGTTTCGCCTCGTTGTCATCTGTGCTTTGCACCGCTAGTCAAAGAGGGCTCTGAACGTGAACGTAATCTCAAGACAGGTGTCTGGATCGAACGCGCCACGGGTGAGTACTCTTGTGGTACAATTGTGCTCTTCGAGCCCGAGAAGAAGATGGCTGTTACTCCCGGAGCTAAGGTTCGTATCGGCCCCAAGTGCGTGAAGCTCCTCAGGAAGAAATAGCACTTAAAGGGCCTACTTGAAGAGCATAGGGGGGATCAAATATAATATTTATGCCTTCGCTTTATCGACGCCCGGAATTAAAGGAGCCACAGATTGCCTGCCCTAGGGTCGTGGCTAACGTTCTATCAAAACTACCTAGGGGTCGAACTCGGAAAGCCTAACAATAGTGGGTGGACAAACCTTGATTGCATCTTACCTTGGCATCATGACACCGATAGACATGCAGCGGTCAATCTCTATAGCGGTAACTACCGGTGCGTCAACGAGGAATGTAGGGAGCACACCCGAGAAGCAATAGGCCGTGAACGCGTCGAGGCAATTTCCCCCACAGAATTTCTGGAGCTATCACAGAACCTCGACGTATGGAACGCCCAAAGGCTTGTTAGTGAGTTCGCCCTTACGCTCAACGGATCGAGCAAAGAAGAGCAGAAACTTGAAACAGGTTTCAGAGTTCTTCCACGTCAGGAAATGGAGCGTCTAAGCGATGCACAATTGGCACTCGATGACGATACATCGTTGGTGCGCGACTATTGCGAGTCTCGAGGAATCCGACCCGAAACTCTACGAGAAGTTGGCGCTGGCTACCTTGAAGACTATGGTGGGCACGAATATATCTGTCTCCCTTACTTTGCAGGAGGTCAACTCGTTGCTGTGCGTCTTAGATCTTGGCACGGAACTCGGAAGCGGTTCATTAAGAATAGCTGCCAAGCCTTATTCCTGGGTGATACATTACTCGCTGATGATTCTCGAACGGCCCTTATCTGCGAAGGTGAGACGGATACCCTCGTCCTCAAACAGGTAATTAGTGATGCAGGCTACGATCACATTCCAGTCGTTGGATCTCCAGGCGTTGATTTCCGACATGAGTGGGCTCGGCATTTCCAGGAGTACACTCGTATCATCGTGGTCCCTCAGAGCGATAGGGCCTCGCAACAAACTTTTGTCCACAACCTTCGAGGCGTCTTCGGGGCAAGGCTTGAGGTGGTCCCGCTTCCTTGGCCAGCTACGGTCTTTGGAGGCAACGACGTTTCGGATTTCATCAGAGCTTGCCCTAACGGTATCGATGAGTTCGTACAACTGCTAGGTCTATCGGCCGAGGATTCGGAACGTAAACCTTATGCGTATACACTCAAAAACCTACGCGCGGAAGCCGAGACGGAAGCTCGTTGGATTATACCCAACCTCATCGAGCGAGGGACTAAGACACTTCTGGTGGGCGAACCTAAGTCGTACAAGACGTGGATCGCAATCAACCTCATACATGCAGCTTGTACTGCGTCAAGTTTTATGGGGAACGCTTCCTGGAAGCCTACAGAAACGTTCTCGGCAGTGCTTATTGAGGAAGAGGGGCCCTCGTATCGTATCGGGCAGCGATTTACGAAAGTATTCGGGGACGACAGTACTGAACGTTTGTGGGTCATTCACCGTCAAGGGGTCAAACTTGATGACCAAGAGAGCTTTAGCCGCCTCCGCCAACAAATATTACGGCTTCAACCGGACATAATACTGTTTGACCCATATGCAAGCATTCACACACAGGATGAGAACACCGTACAAGGAGCGATCGTTGTTCAAGATGCACTCAACGAAATCCTCAGAGCCCTACCCTCAGCCGCCATCGTCGTTCTCCACCACACGCCTAAAGGTGGCGATGGCCCTCGTGGCTCAGGAGCGCTCTGGGGGGCCGGCGATGTTATGCTCCGCGTGTCCAAACTGGACCCGGGTAGGGTGCTCCTTCGAATTGACGAACGTGATCTGCCTGACGAAACGGAGGGTGGGCTCGAGTTCGTGATGGACAACGCAACAGGCAGATTCTCGCCAGCAGAACAGTTTAGCATTTCCCCACAAGCGAAGATTACGCTCGCCGTGGAAGAAGGTAGTGGAGCTATTGCTAAGGTTAAGGAGTATCTAGACGCCCGTAATGAGTGGTCTACAATTGAGGATATTATGTCGGCGTGCGACTTGACGCGCAACCCTGCTAGGAAGCACCTGCTAGCTTTGCAACGTGAAGGCTTCATTGATACTCGTGGTACAGGTCTTAAGGGTCAACCCAAAGAGTACAAGATTGCCAGTTGATTTCCATAACGCCTTCATTTATAATAACTACATGATAGGGAGGTGATTATATGGTTACAGTTATGAGTATGATCCGCAAGGACATGGATATTACTCAGATCGATCTTGCGAACGAGGTTGGCATCACGCAAGCCGAGATCTCGATGATCGAACGGGGAAAGGTTACTCCTAAGGAAGAGACCATGGACAAGATTTCTCACCTCCTGGCGACTCCGAAGGATGAGCTTCTGATCCCTTATAATGAATGGCTCGAGGCGCAGTTCCTCGCCGAGCGTAATAGAACCATTCTAAAATAGGCCCTGGAGGCAAATGTGAAGTTTGCTAGGCTTATACTCCTCCCCGTAGCAGCAATCATACTGCTCGGTGGAGCACAGGGCGTTAGTGCCAGGGGCTATGAGTCCGTCGGCATTAGAGAGGCCCATCATAAAGTACAAGTTGCTGAACGTGATGTTGCCCGAGCTAAAGCAAGACTGAGTGCAGCCCGAAAAGTAGAACAGGAAACTCGATGCTATGTCAACCAATATGGTGTTAACGTTGGTAGATGGATTTGGTTAGCAGATGATGTAGGTTGGCCGAGTTCTCAGTGGTCACAACTTATGTACGTGGTGCATCGTGAGAGTGGGGGGAATCCCAGAGCGTGCAACTCTAGTTCGGGGGCTTCAGGTCTAATGCAATTTCTTCCTGCTTGGTGGCAAGGTAAGTGGAATCCATACAATCCGAGGGTGAATTTACGCCATGGCTGTCTAGCCTGGAAAGTAAGTGGCTGGCAACACTGGGCCCTATAAGGAGATAACTATGCCCGAGAACTCTAGATGGGGTTCCGTTTCGTTCTCTGGAAGTAGCGGTGGCTCGGCAGGACCCGACTATTTCAACGCAAAGCCCATAACTATTAACGTCAACTACGACGAAGGATCTACTATGCCCGATATCGGTGGAAGTGTTTGTCACCTGTGTGGCAAGCCTACGAAGTTCAAGAACACGTATCAGCGTTACAACAAGAGGGATACGTGGGTGAGTCGGATCTATCTCACGTACGGTTGTGGTACTGAGGTGTTTACTAACGAGAAGAACGTGAAGAAGGTCACTCTGGGATCCAAGTGCATTAAGCCGCCCGTTCATGAGTAAGGCCCTTATCCTCCTGAGTGGGGGACTTGATTCAACTACCTGTGCCGCGATCGCAGTGGAGGAATTTGGTGAAGCCTTCGTCCGAGGGGTCTCCTTTGTCTACGGCCAAAAGCACTCTCGAGAAGTCGAGTCCGCTACTAACGTTGCAGAGTTCTATGGCTTTCCCCACGAGATCATTGAGCTCCCAAATGTCTTCGGAGGCTTCGGATCTACTCTCATCGACCCGGGTTTGCAGAATCCTACTGTACCATATTCTGAACTCTCGGGAGTCAGTCCAACTTATGTGCCGTTCAGAAACGGAATCCTTACAAGTTATGCAGCAGCTACGGCTCTTACTGAGGACTGTAACCTAGTTTACTTTGGGGCTCACTCTGAGGATGCCGCTAACTTTGCGTACCCAGATTGTATGCCTGAATTTATTGGAGCAATGGCCTCAGCGATCTATGTTGGGACGTACTTCAAGGTCCGTCTAGTAACTCCGTTGCAATGGATGGACAAGAAAGACGTAGTACAACGGGGCCTCTACCTTGATGCCCCTTATCACCTTACGACCAGTTGCTACAATGGAGGAGACATAGCCTGTGGAAAATGCCCCACATGTAGAAGTCGACGCGCAGCCTTTGCCCACTGGAGTGCAAGAGACCCTATTCTCTATGCAGACGGCGAATAACGAACAGATCTTCTTGACGGCAGAAGGACACTTTGATGCTGCCCATAATCTGGTTAACTATGTTGGCAAATGCTCCGATCTGCACGGCCATCGTTGGGTGGTCAAAGCTGAGTTTGGTCCCTTTACCGAGGACGAACTCGATGAGTCAGGTATTGCCCTCGACTTTAAGGACATCAAGATTAAGTTAGGGGCGCTTATAGACCTATACGATCATAAGTACTTGAACAACTTCTTTGACCTGCCCTCGGCCGAGAAGATCACCCTACAGATCTTTCGTTCCATGAAGTATTTCTATCCCGATAAGTTGTTCGCGATCGAGGTCTTTGAGTCACCCGAGAGTAAGTGTACGGTGAAAAATGGCTCTTAGAATCGAGGAGGTCTTTGAAAGTGTTCAAGGTGAAGGTACTCTTAGTGGCACTGGTGCTCTATTTATCCGTCTACGGGGCTGCAATGCTCTTAAAGAACATCTTGAGTGCACTCAATGGTGCGACACTAAGTATTCCTGGATGGACATATCCGAGGCCCCTATATCATGGACGTCCGACCGCGTAGAAGAAGAAGTCCTCAAGAGCAGGATGTCGATTGTGGTCTTCACTGGAGGCGAACCCCTCCTACAGACGGCCGATCTAAAGTACTGGTTGGACAAGACAGAACTGTGGAACCGTAAAGAGGGAATGATCTGCTTTGAGACCAACGGGACAATCAAGCGTGCCCTCCCTCATGGGGGTAAGCTCTGGTGGACAGTTAGTCCTAAACCACCCGCGTACAAGATTGCTGACGGGCCAATCAGTGAGATTAAGGTTGTCGTCCCCAACGTGGGAACAGACGAATGGTACGATAAGCATCACCACCGATTCGACGAGTGGCTACGCATATGTCCACGTCTATGGGTTCAGCCCCAGGACAATGATCTCGATACAGCCGCTTGGATCGTAAGGGAACTCATTCCTAAGCATCCTCTTGTCCGTATTAACCTGCAGCTCCATAAGCTCCTCAGCATCAGATGAACGAAGTTGACCGAGCATACATCGCGGGGCTGATTGACGGAGAAGGCTCTATTAGTTGCGGTTATAACAAGTCAACCTATGGCGAACCAGTCCCGATAGTATTCATTGCTGTTGGGATGTGCAATGAAGACGTTCCCAGATGGCTACATGAACTTTTCGGTGGGCACTTTTACTCTCCAAAGTATAAGAGCCTCAAAGTCTCTTGGAAGCAAAGTTGGCAATGGTCGGTCGCAGGTCTATCTTGTAAAGCTGTACTCGATACTATCCAACCTTACGTAAGAGTTAAGGTTGAAGCTGTTGCGCTTGCCCAAGAGTTCATGACCACTATGCGTACAAATGATCGCTCTAGACTTCGTCCAGAGGAACTAGCTCGTAAAAGGGAACTTGCTTCTAAGATGCGAGCATTGACTAGTGGTTGCCATGACAAAACTCGTATCAAGGAGTGCTGATGGGTGATGCATACGATGGAGCCCTCTATTGTACTAGTCGCAGTGCTAACGACGCGTTACCTTCATACGATACAAGGCGTGAGATCATCGAGTGCTCAATACGTAACATACTATACGCTATTGGTGAGGACCCCGATAGGGGAGGACTCCTGGATACGCCCAACCGAGTCGCTCGTATGTACCTCAATGAACTAACTATGGGCCTGGGAGTCGATCTCTCCACCCTGCTAACGGCTACCTTTGAAGAGCGTCATGACCAATTAATCATTGTTAAGGACATTGAATTCTCTTCGGTCTGCGAACACCACATGATACCCTTTATAGGCAAGGCGCATATTGGGTACATCCCTGATGGTAGGGTCGTGGGCCTTTCAAAACTGGCTCGAGTAGTTGAGGTAGCTTCAAGGAAGTTGGGTATCCAGGAACGTTTGACCAATGAGGTCGCCGAGGCGATTGATGCTGCCATTCATCCTAAAGGGGTCATGGTAGTTATTAATCAGTGTACACATCTTTGTATGGCAATCCGTGGAATACGAAAGGCTGAGGCGACCACGATTACTTCAGCTATTCGAGGGGTCTTTATTGATAATGGTCCGGCTCGAGAAGAGTTCTTGTCATTGATCAAATGAGGAAACTAATCGCCTTTGACCCTGGTGGGACAACTGGTTGGTGCAGGTTCCAGCAGATCCCCGGGAACAAGCTCTGGGACGTTATGGAGTTTGGCCAGTTTCCTGTTGAGCACCTTGAATCCGTAGCAGAGCTAATACAACCCCAGGATATGGTGGTCTATGAACAAATCCAAGTCCTCCACCTAGGATTTGATCCTATAGGTCTTCAGGTCATTGGGGCTATAAAATTGTGGTGCATATTAGAAGGCTTAACTTATAAAGGTCAATCACCAGGCATCCTAACAGGTGCAAAGACCTGGCCAGATCTTAAAGAGCCTAGTAAATGGTTCACGAGACAACAACACGCTAAGGATGCCTGGTATCATGGGGTGACATACATCGGGTTGAAGAACATGAATCTGTCCAAGAAGCCCTCAGGTCACCTTTAAGCCCCCGTTGTGCCCTCATTTGGTTTCCTATATAATATAATTAATGAAAAACATCAAACTTCTAGGAGAACCTGATGCAAACTATCCGTGTTACCGAACGTGCAGCCTTCAAACGTTGCCGTCGGCGTTGGAAGTACCAGAGCTTGATGGAGCTCGTCCCCATTAATGAACCTCGAGGAGCTCTCTGGCTCGGTACTGCTGTACATTACGGTCTTGAGCAGTACTATCGTGATGGTAAGGACCCCTGGGTAGCTACTCAGGAGTGGCTAGATATGAAACTCCCAGAGCTGCACCTCGAGGATATGTGGCCTGAAGAAAGGGCTAAGTTTAACGACACCACAGATCTTATGGCTTCGATATTGGTGGGGTATGTACCCTTTGCTCAGGCGCATGACGACTTTGAAATCGTCGCGGTGGAGGAAAATCTGGAGATACATATTCCCGGCACGCGTGTAAAGCTTGGTGGGAAGGTCGACGTTCTAACTCGTAGGGGTCCTAAGAGGCAGCTGTGGCCAATGGATCATAAGACGGCTGCACAGTACGTCGACATCTCGGTTCTAGAGATGGATGATCAGATGACCGCGTACCTGTGGCTTGTTTGGCAGGTCCACGGGGAGCTCCCTGGCGGAGCATTGTATAACGAACTCAAGAAAAAGATCCCTGCCCAGCCCGAGCCCTTGGTGAATGGTAGCTTGTCCAAGAAAAAGAACGTAGACACCACTTACGAGATATATTTGACCGCGATTAAGAACAATCATCTTAATCCGGTTGACTATGAGGACATCCTCGAGTTTCTCCGGAATAAGCCGGACGGCTTCTATCGCCGCGAAGCGGTCGCTAGAACTAAATATGAACTCGAGCACTTCGCAGGGAATCTAATCCCAGAAGCAAGGGCAATGTCGTCTAAAAATACGCCTCTGTATCCCTCGCCAACTCGAGATTGTTCATGGGATTGCCAGTATCGGGATTTATGTCTGTGTGAGACTACCGGTGGAGATCTCGAGAGCCTTATAGAATCCTTGTACGAGTACGCACCTGGGGGCCGTAGAGAGATCTAATGCGTAAGAAAGAGTACATGAAAGCCTATAATAAGGCGTACTATCTTAAGTACCGAGAAGAGAAGGCCCTATATAACAAAGAGCATCAACTTGTGTATCAGGCAACAAACAAACGTTGGAATAAGAATCACCCAAAAGAGTATAAGGCTCATTTGGTTGTAAACAATGCGGTTGTTGCAGGTAAACTGGTTAGACCTGTTGTGTGTCCAAATTGCGGTCAAGGAGGTAGGATCGAAGGGCATCATGAAGATTACAACAAGCCGCTTGAGATAGTGTGGCTCTGTACACAGTGCCACCGCAACAGGCACGAAGAAATAAAGGAGGCGCTATGACCGAAAAAGTACCCAGTACTAAAGTGTCTACACCGCCAACGGTCCCAAAGAAGGCTGTTGCAGACCCCTTGAAGATGTTGCTCTATGCCCCCAGTGGTCATGGAAAAACATACTTCTTGGGGACAGCGGTTAAGGATCCTAGATTGATGCCCATGGTTCTTGCCGATTTCGAGGGTGGTACTAGATCCATTAGATCTAAGACGGTTCTTGTTCCTCTAGAAGAGTTTGCAGACTTTGTACCAACTTTGGACAAGATCGTTGTAGTACGAATTAAGCACTGGGAGGACTTCGATACGCTCTATGATGTCGTACACGCAGATACTAACCCTTATAAGACTGTAGCGATCGATTCCCTTTCGGAGTTGAACTATTTGATCCTTTCTGAGGTTGTTTCGGTAGCTGTTAAAAGCGATCGCGGGCATGATCCGGACGTTCCTGAGAGACAAGATTATCTTCGTAGTAGCACCCAGATGAGGAAGCTTATCCGCTTCTTCCGAGATATTGATGCCAATACTATCTTCACGGCTTCTGCTGCTGAGAAAGAGAATGTACAAACAAAACGCCAACAGGCTGTTCCTAACTTGACCGGGAAGCTTGTCTATGAGGTTCCTGGTTTAGTTGACATCGTAGCTTATCTTGGTGTCATGGATGATGCCGACGATGATGGCGAGCCGATCACAATCCGATCGCTTCTTGTCCAGCCTACAGGCCGTTTCATGGCCAAGGCTCGTGATGAAGGCGGTCGTCTTGGTGATGCTGTTGAAAGTCCTACCCTGCCCAAGGTCCTTGACCTGCTAGATGGAGGTTCTAAATGAGCCCATTTAAGATCGATATGAGTGACGTGAGGGAAGGTTTTGAACCGATCCCGGCTGGCGTCTACCCGATCGTTGTGTCCACACTCAAGCAGAGTGAAGAGGATGGCCCTAGTGGCTATCCGTACATCATCCTCGAGATGACCGTTGCTAACGGGGACTTCGAGAATCGTAAGCTCTGGACGAACCTGAGTATGAGCCCCAAGGCTGCGTTCAAGGTTAAGGAGTTCCTTCTTGGTGTTGGGGTCCCTGAAGAGGATCTCGGTGGCGAGTTCGAGTTCGATCCCGATGAGTACGAAGGAGCCACTGCGGACGTTGCGGTCAAGCAGGAGTCGTACGAAGGCGAGCCTCGAAGTCGTGTGACTCACTTCATCCCGTCTGAGGATGCTGCTCCCAAGAAGGCTGCCCCTAAGGGCAAGAAGTCCTTTCGTTGACAATTGAATCAGTCCAAGTTGATCAGGGCTAGCCGCGCGGGCTGATTCATAGGGGGGTGGATACTCGTGGCACGGTTCACGGTTATCCACCCCCCGGCTATTCTTAGGGGGTATCTTGATTGATTCTGTAAGCCATCCCAAGCACTACACCTCAGATCCTTCTGGCGTTGAGTGCCTCGCGATCGTACGACATAGAAACTTCAATATTGGTAACGCTATTAAGTATCTCTGGCGTGCAGGTCTAAAGGATGAGAATACTCAAATCGAAGATCTGCAAAAGGCTTTGTTCTACATTAGTGATGAGGTTGTACGCTTGACGGATTCAAAGGCTCAAGCGTATCATCGAAGTAATGGAGCCTCAACGTGAAATTCGCCCCCATCCCCCCCACGGAACTATTGGGTGAGTTCACAACTGGTTATCATTTGTGTCTTGCCCATATACTCCACCGTGATGAGCGGCAGATGGTGTATTACAAAGGGCTCTCCTCCAGTCTGGACGACTACGTCATACTTGACAACGGCGCCTATGAATTGGGTAGCAGCTTTTCATTTCAACATGTCTTAGAGGTTGCAAAAGAGATCGGCCCAGACGAGATCGTTCTTCCCGATGTATTCCTGAATAAAAGAGAAACTATTCTCTCTGCTAATGAGGGCCATAAACTCTTTATAGACGCTATCGAATGTGCGGCTGATATTAGTATCATGGTAGCTCCTCAGGGTGAGTCCACCTCTGAGTGGATGCAGTGTTTCGATGCCCTCGTCAGTACTATTCATCCCGATGCTATTGGAATCCCTGTTGTCTACGAATCAAAGATGGGTAGAGGAGTTCTGATTAAGCAGATCATCTCGTACATTGGTGGAGATCTTTGGTATCAACCCGACATTCATCTTCTCGGCTGGGACGGAGATCTTTACAAGCTGAATTGTTACGCACGCGACTTCCCCCTCTGGGTTAGAGGTATTGATTCCGCAAAGCCTTTCTACTATGAAACCCCTCTGAGTGAGGGCGTTAAACAATCTCGCCCAAAAGACTACTTTGAGCGGCTTGATTTTGACCGTCTAAGAGTCGGTCTGAACCTCGATGAGGTCTATATGGCTGCCGAGGGTGTCTTTGCCTGACTGCGACACATGTCCTCTTAAAGATCGGCCTAAAGTAGTCGGTCGTGGGGTAAAGTATGGCTATACCATCGTGGGGGAATTCCCTTCCTACTATGAGGCCGCGCACCAGATGCTCTTTGTGGGGAGGGCTGGGGATGTCCTTCGCGAGGCCTTGAAGGCTGTTGGTGTCTCGCCAGATACCTTATATGTAACTACAAGGATTCCTTGCTACCCTGAGAAGGCCTATGATGATGTCACGATTGCCCGAGCCATCAAATGTTGTCGTGAGCGCCACCTACATGAAGTTGTTCACCAACATGCCCAGGGCGTTCTGGTGTTTGGGGAGCGCCACGGTTGGCAATGGGACGACGACTATAGAACTTGGACCCTCAGCACGATACACCCTATTCAAGTTGTTCGGGATCCTAGTCTTTTGCCAGTACTCTTGGATGATCTCACTCAACTGAAACTCGGGCCCCCTGAGCCTAGGAACCAGCTACCGGAAGTTGGTTACACCCTCGTAGAAGATAAGTTGGGCGTGGAAAATCTTTTCAGCAGCTTAGCTATACTACATTCTAGTCTGCACACAATTGACATAGAAACGACAGGCTTAGACGCGCAGGTCGATGAAGTCATCTGCTTAGGAATTGCTGCAAGCCCCCACGATATTTGGGTCGTTACGGAACCAATGATCCCCCACATCAAGGAGCTTCTCGAGGATGAGGACCTGAATTGGGCGGGTCATAATGTCTACCAGTTTGATTGTAAGTTCCTCGAGATACGATACGGGATTAAATGTAAGCCAACGTACGACACCCTTTTGATGAGCTACAACTTGGATGAAAGACCTTGGGGCCACTCGCTCAAGGTTGTCGCAATGGAGTACTTCCATATACCTAACTGGTCTGTGGATATGGACATGTCTAACCTGGCTAAGTATGCCCCTGAAGTGCTGTACGAGTACTTGGCATACGATTGCTACTTTACCTGGAGTCTTGTTGACCCCCTACTGGGAGAAATGGATGAAGAGAGCGTAACTCATATCCATAATACACTCTTGATACCAGCTGCCCGTACATTAGCCCAGATTGAGATGAGGGGCGCTTATGTGGATCAGGATTACCTCCGACGTACTGGTGATGACCTTGTTATTGAACTCGAAGATCTTAGTCTCCAACTCCGCCAGGCTGCCGGTACCACGTCTTTCAATCCGAACTCCCGCCAGCAAGTCCAAAAGTTGTTGTACGATACCCTTCAAATCCCTTCAAATGACCGACGCGTTGATAAATTGGCTCTTGAAAGTCTCTCCCATCCAGTCGTTGACCTCCTCATGGAGTACAAACTAAAGTACAAACTCTTGTCCACGTTTATCATTGGTCTACTTAACTATTCAGGGGAAGAAGGAATTATCCACCCCCACTTCCTTCTCCATGCAACGGTAACTGGACGTACAAGTTCACGCGCACCCAATCTTCAGAACATGCCCGTCGTTGTAGGATCCATCATTCGAGATGCCTTCATTGCCCCACCGGGGAAGGTACTCCTTGAGGTTGACTACAATCAGCTTGAGTTACGAATTGCCGCTTGGTACAGTAGGGATGCTAAACTGCAAGCCCTCTATAAACGTGGGGGAGATGCCCACATCTTGGCCGCTGCTGAGATGTATCATGTTCCTGTGGGAGAAGTAACTAAGGAACAAAGATATGCGGCTAAGCATGTAGCCTTTGGTATTCTATATGGGCGTGGGGCTAACTCGTTGGCTCTATCCATTTTGCATTGCAGCCCAAAGGAAGCCCAGAGATTCATTAATGCGTACTTCCAACAGTTTAATGGACTTTGGAAATGGATTCGAAAGATGCAGCGCCAGGCGTTACGTTTGGGTTACGTAGAATCCTCCTTTGGAAGACGGCGCCGATTCCCTGCAATCTTGTCTGAGCATCGTGGCGATATTGAACGTAAGGCAGCTAATATGCCTATCCAGTCCATGGCGAGTGACATTTGCCTTACAGGTCTTATACGTCTAGAAGAGGTATTGGATCCCGACGATGCTGAGATCATTTTAACTGTCCATGACTCTATTTTGTTAAACGTGAGTCCAGATAAGGTTTCCTATATAATAAAAACAATTAAGAGAGTACTCGAAGAGGAAGTTCCATTTGCAGACGAGACACCTCTCACGGTAGATTTCGGTGTGGGGGATCGTTGGGGTAGCCTGGTGAAGCCTGAGGAGTGGTATGACAATCAATGTGCCTAAAAGGTGCCCTTGGTGCGATGCCGAGATTGTTGAGCGACACGGTGCTGAGCAGTCAGCCCTACTTGCAACTTATGTCTATGGTTGCGGTACACGCTTAGGTGTCTACGGTGCTATGTTCCAGGTGACCTCGTCGACAGCACACCCCGAGGAGTCTGGTTGGAGACATCATGACCAAATATGAGTTTTGCGAGGGCTGCCCATTGATCGATATGCCGCTGGTACCTGGCGCTGGAGTTAAAGGAGGCCTCGCTATCGTGGGTGAAGCCCCTGGGGAGCAAGAGGTTCGAAAGGGAGAACCTTTTATTGGTATGAGTGGCGTTCTTCTACGGAAACT